TTTAATAACCCTTCCCTTATTTCTAAAAAACGCGATTCAATTATTTTTTCAGCTAAGGTATGAAATAAAAACCATGTTGGTTTTCCCCACGTCATATTATTTTCGGTTTTAGTGATTTCTTTAGAAACAACATTATTTGGTTGTTGAACCGGTTTTAAAATTGGAGTGGACGGTATTTTTGTAACATAATTAAAATTAAATGGTCTAAATACATTTCTGGTTATTTGTAACGGATGCGATGGTGGATTTTGTGGTTGTGGTTGTGGTTGTAGATAAGGTTGTGGTTGTGGTTGTGGTTGTGGTTGTGGTTGTGGTTGTGGTTGTGGTTGTGGTTGTGGTTGTGGTTGTAGATAAGGTTGTGGTTGTAGATAAGGTTGTTGTAATTTATTAAATAAAAAATTCATTATTTATAAAAGATATATAAATAATATATAATATTTAAATTTATACTAATGAATGAAGATAACATTTCTGATATGTCAACTTCTACGGTAAATGTAAAAAACGAATCTTATTCCTCAAAAACAATTAGTAAAGAACTATTAGTATCTATTATTCGTGATTGGGTAAAAAATGATAATGAAATACGAAAACTTAAAGAACAACAAACTATACGTAAAAATTCAAATAAAGCATTAACAACAAAGTTAATTGAAATAATGCGTTCTAATAGTTTGGATTGTTTTGACATTAATGATGGTTCTATTTTGTACAAAAAAACAAACATTAAAAAACCACTTTCAAAGAAGACATTATTTCAATTATTAAACGAATTTTACAAAGATGATACAGTAAAGGCGGGCGAAGTAAGCTCTTTTTTAATGGAAAATAGGGAGGAAGTTGTTAAAGAACGTATAGTTCGTAAAATACTATGTTAAGTATATATTATAGAGTTTTTTACTATTTTGTTTTAAAAAAATTGATTATATTTTTACAAAAATAACATTAAAAACTAAAAACTAAATTGAAATAAACCGATTTAATATGTACTTACCAATGAAATTGAATACATCAATTGTAGATATGTTACAACAATATAAGAGTTGCACGGATAGATGGTGGTTTAATTTATCAGCAAACCCACATGCGTATTTGTTATTATGTGAAAATCAAGAAAAAATAAATTGGATTAATTTTTCAAAAAATACTCATCCAATAGCAATAATATCTTTAAAAATGACTGTTATTAAAGAATTGGATAAAGAAAAAATATCATGGGCATATTTATCTGAAAACCAAGAAGCAATTGAAATTTTACAACTTAACCCACAAAAATATGCTGGATTTCATTATCGAAAAACACATCTCCAGAAGCAATTAGTTTACTAGAAAAAAACCCTGAAAATATATATTGGCCTTTATTGTGTGAAAATTCGTCGGCAATGCGAATAATAAAATCCAATTTAAACAAGGTTGAATGGAATAGACTATGTGTAAACCCGTCAAACGAAGCAGTTGAAATAATATTAGAAAACCCAGAAAAAATAAATTGGGAAGCACTTTCATTAAATTCAAATACTAAAGCGGTTGAATTGTTAATTTCCAACCCAGAAAAAATAAATTGGGAAGCACTTTCATTAAATTCAAATACTAAAGCGGTTGAATTGTTAATTTCCAACCCAGAAAAAATAAATTGGTTTAACTTTTGTTATAATTCAAACGATTTAGTGTTTGAATTATTTGAATTAAATATAAACAAATTATCATGGTTTGCTTTGTCATTTAATAATAACCCCCGTGTGCTTAAACTATTTGACAAATATCAGCATATATATACGGCTGATGTAAAAAGTGGCAAAACGAACATTAGTCATTTGTTAGAACAACCATATATATTTGAGTATGACTATGAAAAAATGAAAAACCATATGGATATTTTACGTGAAGATTTAATTAAAGAAGCATTACATCCACGTCGTGTTAAAAATTGGATTGATAATGGTAATGAAGATATGATGGAATAATTGAGTTAACTTTGAGTTAACTTTTACTGGTTTTATTGAAATGTGTGTTTGCCATTTTTGGACTTTTAATTTTTCATTTTTTATATTGTAAAAAAAAATGAAACCATATAAAAAGTTTAAAAACGGCAAATGGTTAAAAATAATAATAAATTTTAACCCTTGAATTAGCGGATTAAATCGTAAAAGAGTTAAACCGATTAAACCAATATTATAATACTTTTACACTTATTTTACTTGCTATTTGGTATTATTATAAAATTTAGTTAGTAATTATATTACACACATATATTTATTCCAACATATCTTCATTACCATTATCAATCCAATTTTTAACACGACGTGGATGTAATGCTTCTTTAATTAAATCTTCACGTAAAATATCCATATTTTTTTTCATTTGTTCATAATCATATACAAATATAGATGGATTTGAGTAAACCGAAAAAAGTATTTCAACATCTAACGTAGTTGAAAATAACTGTATATTATTCTCAGTAAATTTAATATCGGCTGTATTTAATAATACTGTATATGATACTTTTTCCGGATTTTGTTTTAGCAACGAAATTGCTGACGGATTTTGTGATAAAGAATCCCAATTAATTTTTTCGGGATTATGTTCCAAGAAATAAATTGCTCGAGGAGACGTATTTAATGAGAACATATTCCAATCTATTTTATCCTGGTTTAATAATAACATTTCAACTGCTTCAGGTGACGGGTTAATAGAAAAACAATCCCATTTTATTTTATTTAAATTTTTTTTCAAAATATTTATAGCAGAAGGGTTACGAGATAAATAAAACCAGTTTACGATATTTGGGTTATTTTCAATGTGATATTCTATTATACTTATAGCATTTGGGTTTAAATATAAACTGCTATTTATTATTTTATTGGGATATTTTAATAGTAAAGATATTGCCGATGGATTGGCAGTTATATACCACCATTTTAATTCACTCAATGAATTTGTTATATATTCTTTATGTATTAAGTGAATAGCAGAAGGATTTAATCCTATATATTCCCAGTTTACTATATTAGGTTCATTTTCCAAGTTACTAACCGCGTTTGGATTTTGTGATAAGTATATTGAATACAAACGTTTGTGACTGTCGATATTAAAATTTAATAATTTGTTTAACATATCGTTAATGGGTGGATGTATTTTCATTGGAAGACCATAAAATTTTGGCATGGTTAGTAAAATTAATAATATTTTATAAGTTGGGTTTATGTAAATAAAGTAAATCAATTTTACACTTTACCCCCTTTCCCCATTGAAGATTTAAAATGGAACAAAATTTCATAAAAATTAACAAAAATTGCCTTTTGCTGATCGTGTAAATGGTAATTTTACTTGTTCGTTTATACCAAATAATAAATTATTGCTTTTTGATAAATATGTTGGTCTTTCTTAATTATTTATAGCATTATAAGCAATTTTATAAATATTTGTAGAACCATTCACATTTCTGTTTTAATAACCGCATTTGTTTTTATAATAATACGTCAAGTTTTTATTACCATTTATAATTTTAACCCTTTAACGTTTTCTAGATTTTTACAAAATCAAATATTTTACTTATTTTAAAATATTTGACACGATTTATAGTGTAGTATCTTATAATGACCGATTAAAATAATAAAATCATTAACCCTGAAATCCGCGGGTTAAATCGTTAAAGGTTAAATATTTTATAAAATGGTTATATATGGAAGATATAGAAAAAAATATACAAACAAAAATTAATACTATTGAAGAAGAAAACAAAAAAAAAATAAAAAAAAAAAAAAAAAAAAAAATTAAAAAAAAAAAAAAAAAAAAAAAAAAAAAAATAAAATAAAAAAAAAAATAAAAAAGTTATTATATGAAGGTGAGGATGAACTCAGTTTAATACATGAATTTCCCATGTTATTTTATGACATTGACGAACCTACATCAATTGACGAACAAATTAAAACAAAAGAACAAGAATTAAAAGATAATAAAGATAAATTATTATTAAAAAGTCAATTTTTCGAAAATAGGGTAAAAAATAATAATACAAAACTAAATTCAGTTAATTATAATTTTACAAAATTATTAGAAATTCAAAATGATAAAAAAAGATTGATTGAAGAATTAGAAAAAGGCGAAAGTGAAAATTTAAAAGTGTCAGAAGAAATAAAACCACTTTTATTAAAAAATGAACCACTAACTAATACTGAAACAAACAAAATTAAAATTTATAATCATAAACAAAACCGATATAAAATAAGAAAAAATAAAAAATTAATTGAGATTAACCAATTAGATATAGAAGAAAAAGAACAAAAAAAAATATTATCCGACACTTTAGGTTTAGAAAATGATAGGATGAAACAACTCGAACGAGATATTATTAGCGATGTAACTCCCCTAAACCCACTCGATAATTCAAAAGAGTTATTTCCATCTGAACCAAAACATGATTCTTCATCTGAATCAAAACATGATTCTTCATCTGAACCAAAACATGATTTAAAAGAGGTAACTCCCCTAAACCCACTCGATAATTCAAAAGAGTTATTTCCATCTGAATCAAAACATGATTCTTCATCTGAATCAAAACATGATTCTTCATCTGAATCAAAACATGATTCTTCATCTGAACCAAAACATGATTTAAAAGAGGTAACTCCCCTAAACCCACTCGATAATTCAAAAGAGTTATTTCCATCTGAACCAAAATTAGGAGTAGCATCCAGATTAAGGGAAATAATTAATGATCCAAATTATGTAGGTAAAACATATACATCAAACAATAACAGTAACACCTATAGAATAAAATATAAATTTGGAGGAAAAACTAAAAATAAAGGAAAATTTAAAAAAATAAAACACAAAACTAAGAAACTATATAAACGTACTAAGAAACTATATAAACGTAAACATTCAAAATAAAATACTATAATCCTAATGAAGGAATAGAAAATACATTATGGCTTAATTGAACTGCTTTTGCTATAATTTTCGGATTACTAATATTTTTAAATATATCTTCTGTATTATATACATTTAGTTCTTTATCGATATAGTATATAATTCCTTGTATTTCGTGCGCAATAACTTCTATTTGATTGGTTTTTTTTTCTTTAATATTTATAGAACTTTTCTTTTCTCCATTTTCGTTGGGTTTACTAGATACTTCTACCGACGTTAATGAATTATGTTTTACGCAATGTGTTCCACAATATAAATTACCCTTTACTCGCTTACGAGTACACCGGTCACCTTGTTTTCTGTCAGCAATACAACGTTCTTCATCAGGAAGAACCGTTTGAGAAAACTCTCCAATCGTTATTTTTTGTGGTTTTTTCTTTATAAAAATATCTTTATTAAAAGTAAGTTTTTCATATTCAAAAATAAATTCCAATAAATCGTTCAGTTTGTCTTTTTCATTAAAAGATAGTTCAATTGATTTTTTTTGAATATCTGTTTTAAATTTAATAAAATAATCATCGGCATGGGTAGTAATTGCTTTATCCATTAAAATAGAAAATACGAAACGATATTTAATATTGTATTTATTGCTAACTCTATATAAAGAGTTATCTTTAAATCAATTTTTCAGGAAACCGTTTCCTTTCTTTAACCCTTATTTGAAACAAGCATTTTATAAATTTCTAATTTATAGGATTTTATACACCTTTTAACATTTCAAACGCCGATTATTTACAAATTGTTGTAAATAATCATTTGTATATTTTCTTTACTTATATATATATGCCAAATTTAACTTCTGAATTTTATAATTTATCAAAAACAATACAAACAACCCATTATATTGAAACAGGAACTTATTTAGGAGATGGAATTAAATGCGTACTTAATAATTACTTGAATATTCATTCGATAGAACTTTCTGAAAAATGGTATCAACATAACGTAGAACAATTTAAAAATAATAAAAACGTTAAAATGTATTTAGGGGATTCTAAAAAAATATTGCCCGAATTGTTGAAATCCATCAATGAACCGATTACTATATATTTAGACGCCCATTATAGCGGAGGAACAACTGCTTTTGGTGAGGAAGAAGTGCCTTTATTATTTGAACTTGAAATATTGAAACAGAGAAAATATGACGATATTATTATAATTGACGATTGTAGATTATTATCAAAAACTGGAATTTGTGGCGCCGGTGATAATCATCCAGTTTATCCTACAATGAAATATGATTGGAGTGACATTACTGAAAATAAAATTATAAATTTGATGAAAGATGAATATATTTTATTAAAAAATGATAATCATAAATATACAGATGGAGCAACAGACCAATTTATACTAGTTAAACAAATGTAAAAAGGTGTAAAAAAATACATTTGCTGTTAATTATTTTATTTTTGTAAAAATCGGCATTTGAAATGTTAAAAGGTGTAAAATAATTAAAACCACTAATGGTAATACACTATAATTATTATTTTAAAATTCATACGGTTAATATGCGAATTTTTCATATGAATTAACTCTTTGCCATTTCTGAACTTTTTAAGATTTTCATTTTTTTGTAAATAGTAATAAAAAATAAAACTATATAATATTAGATACCATATTACAATTTACAAATTTTATATACCGACAAACTCGACATTAACCGGTAAATAAAAAGTATTTTATAAAATATTTACATATAAATTATTATTGTGCCTGTAATATTTTTTTTATAAAAGGTAGTTGAGTAGATGAAAAGTAAGTTTTTTAACCCTTTAACGATTAACCCGCTGATTTTAGGGTTAATTATTTTATTCGGTAAATATAAAATACTACACCATAAAGTGTGTTAAATATTCAATCTTTGTAAAAATGTCGTAAACATTAAATGGTTAATATAGGGTTAATATAGGGTTAATATATTTTTGTAATTAGAACAATTCGTTTATAGCCGTAAATACTTTATAGCATTCCGTAACCGAGTCTTTTAAAATCCCTAATATATCGTTTCTTTCAGTTGGTATAGCAAAAGCCAAACGCACAACACTTTTAGTATCATGAGGATGAAATTTTTTAAATCCACAATATACTATTTTTTTTTCATTTATATAGTATTTATCATATAATACAAACTCCAATGATTTACCTACTGTATAATCTTCATTTTCTAAAATAACATCTACACAATTATCAAGAGTGGTGTTTGTGTTTACAATCATAAGTGTATTTGCGTCAATATCACCAATTAGTTGTTTAAATTTATTTATTAAAATTTCACATCCTTTTTTTACAATATCAATATTTGAATAAATACCAATTGTTTGAATAACATAATCAAAACTATTTGCCATAAAATAACGTTGAGCATCCAATATATGAAAATTACGACGATGAAATTCTATATCTTCTCCAGTTTCAGTTAAACCCTCCTTATATTCCTCCCATTTTTCATTTATTTTTTCCAAATCAGGTGTATTTGAATACGAACAAATAGAAACTACATTAAACATTGAATTTTCACGGGCATTGCTTACAGAAAAGTCCGCATTCAGTTCCAATTTTTCACCAGGTATATTATCCCCGATTTTAGGCCTTAGTCTCAAAAAATCTATATATTGATTTGTTTTACGGTTTGGGGGGAATATTTCCCTCGTTTGTTCTTTTGTTAAATAATTTCCGGTTGTTTTGTTTCGAATACGAAAATCTGCCGTTGTAATAAAGATTATATTTTCGGTTGTATTTTCAACTTTAACTTCCAATTCATATTTTTCTGGTAAAAGTTCTAAATCGGTTAAATGAATAGGAATACAACTTAAACGTTGTTTTACAATTTCATTATGAAGACGTCCAGTATTAATTTCAATATTACATTGATTAATTTCTTTATTTTCAGTTCTAATAACGTTTACTGGTATTTCCGATAAAATAATTCGCCGTAAAGCATTCGCAAAACTAACATTTAAATTTGAAAGAGTAAAACGCAATATATCATTGTCTTCATCCTGAACAACATTGCTAATTGAAATTGCGGTATATGACATTTTAATAAAGTTAATTGTATTAATTAATATATATTTATACAATTATTTACACGGTTTATTACAATCAATTTTATGGTAGTTTTTTAACGTTTTCAACATTTTTACAAACTTTACATATTTTAACTATTTTAAAATAGGTAACGCCATATGGTATAGTATCTTACATACCCTATACAATTAATAAAAATTATTATATTGATGAATTTGTTGGTAAATGATTTACGTGTTTTGTGATATAGTTTATATAATTAATACCATAATGGTATTAATTGTTATTTATACATAAAAATTTTGACTTTTAAAAAAGTTATAAAACGGCAAATATTTAGGTTTTATTAACCCTTTAACGTTTTCGACATTTTTACAAAATCAAATATTTTACTTATTTTAAAATATTTGACACAATTTATAGTGTAGTATCTTATAATGACCGATTAAAATAATAAAATCATTAACCCTGAA